TTTAGAATTGTTTGGAGCATTTGATTTTGAATTTGTTGTAGTTGATAAAAGCACACTTGACGTTGGTATTTTTAAATGTTCAGAAAACTTTATTGATAGTGGTAAAAGAAAACTTGACATTGCAACAGAAAGATATTATGACTACCTACAAACAGAAAACATAGAAGATTATGTTACAAGGGGAACTCTGTAAAAATCAAGAGAAGGTAGCTTACAAAAGTTGTGTTGATAGCTACTTTACAAATGAAGATAGGCAAGACATTATGGAATACTGGCTACAACTATTTGAACAGAAAAGATTTTGTGAGGCAAAGGGAGTAGAAAAGGCTCTTGAATTAATTGACATATATGAGGAGTTAAATGCCAAAGATTAAAAAGAAGATTGTTTTAAAAAATTGTAATTACAAGCATCAGCAATACTGTTTTAAAAAAGGGTTTATTATTTATCCAGTTGTATCTGGTAAGATGTTTAAAGTGTATTGTAATAGAATAAAAGGCAATTACTATATGAAAGGAAGAGAATTTAATAAACAAGAATCATTTCAAGCTATTTGGGATTTATACACTAAAATATACAAATATGAATTTAATAAGGTACGAGTTTAAAGCTGGGTTTTTTAAAGGCTTTTTGTTTGGGGTTAGACATTACCCTTTTGATGATGAAGATATATACGAAGAAGATATAGTTTTATACATTGGTATCTTTCAAATAATTTTAACTTTAATATACGAAAAATGAGAAGCACACAAGTACACTATGACAATGGTAAAGACTATGATGTAATAGACGTTATAAATGATTTTAACCTAAATTTTAGCAGAGGTAACATACTAAAGTATATTTGCAGAGCTGGAAAGAAAAAAGATGAGTTACAAGACTTATTAAAGGCAAAAGACTATTTAGAACGAGAAATAGAAAGAATAAGGGATACAAATTAGTATCTCTTTTTTTTATTTAAAATGTTAAAGAAATGTTAAAATCTGTTAACATAGTTGTTAATTAAATAATTTCTTATATATTTGAGTATTATTAATTAAAACAACAACAAAATGCAAATTAAAATTGAAAACAATTACATAGGCGAGTTAGAAACAAATACACTTTTATTTAGTTATACTGATGCAGTAAACTTTTTATTTGAGCAATTAAAAGAAGATGATAAATGGGGTTGGATGCAATATGATTATCCAAAATCAGAGTTTACTTTATGGGTACAAAATGGGGTTGATGAATATGGTGATAATATCTACGTTAAATTAGAAACTTTTAAAGTATCTAAATTAAGAAAATTAGCAAAACTAAATATAACATTTTAATCATAAAAACAAAACAAGATGAAAAAATTACAAACATTAGTATTGATTTTAGCACCAAGCTATTTCGTAGGTAGATTATTAATAGGTTTAATCTTTAACGTATAATTATGAAAAAGATACTTACAAGATTCGGAGAGTTCTTATTTGGACTTGCAATGATTATGGTTGTAGCTTATATGACTTTATGGTTTATATCAATGGTATTAATATTATTTAACAGTTAAAACAAAAACAAATGGAAGAAACATTAGAAATGATTAGAGCTTATGCTAAAGGTAAAGAAGATTGGTGGATAGAAAGACAATTAGATATACTGGAGGTGCAAATAAAGATAGAGGTAAACAACGCAGAGATAAAAACTTTAAAAGGGATAAGAGATGGACTTAATTAAGATTGTAAAAACAATAGAGCCAGAGTACAAGAATATAGACCAATGTATAAATCCTTTACCAAATGAAGTAGAGCTGACATTAGACAGCGAAGATTATTTAATAGAATTAAACTTAAAAGACGATGTATTAAAGACTAACTTTTGGCAAGGAGTAGAGCAGTACAAAGCATCAGATGATGATATAGATTACATCTATAAATATCTTGAACAATTACTTTTAAATAAGATAGAAGAAACAAAAGTATATTACAACGAACACAATTATAATTATCAATTATGGAATTAACAGAAAAGAAATTAGAGAAAATTAGTGGAGCAATACTAAGCTCATTTATAAACCTACACTTACTGGAAGATGCAGAGAAGATAGGTTTGTTTAGACAACGAGTAAGAAACAACATTAGACGTACTATAAGCGATTTAAAAGAGATAGAGATAAACTACTATAACAAGATAGAAGAAGTTGATGAGAAAGAGCTAGGGGACAAGCTAATTGCAAACAAACTAATCTTTCTTGATTGGGTGTTAAACAAGTTTGACTTTAATGACTTTTGTAAGATACAAGAAGTATGTCTGGCATACGAAGCAGACAAAGAAAGAGTAACACAAGTAACAGATGAAGTATTAATTAACAATGGAGCAAAGTAAAATGAATATACAAGATATAAAGAAAATAGGAGATAGTGTAAAAGAAGTATCTGGACTTAATATATTTGACAACACAAGAAGAAGAGATTATGTAGAGTTGAGGGCTTTAGTGTGTTATGTTTTAAGAAAGAAATTAAGGATAGGTTTAACAAACATAGCATCATACTTTCAATCAGAAGGTAAAACAATGCATCACGCAACAGTAATACACCTTATTAAGATGTACCCAGTATACAAGAAATACAATTCTACACTAGAAGATATAGAGTATAGTTTTAATTTTGATAAATCTTTTGAGTTTAATGAGAATAATTTTATAAAAAATCAGTACCTAATAGACAAGTACAATAAATTAAAAAATAAGTATGATGATTTAAAAAACAATGTAGAAAAGAATCCTATACTTAATGTTATGCATAATATACCAGAAGATAAAAGAGATGAGGTTATTGAAAGAATAATGATACTTAAGAAAAGCTGGGATTGGAAAAGCAAAGATGAATGTAAAGTAATAGAATCAAGTACATCAATGGAGGGTATGCACTGGTAAATAAAATTTATAGTAATTAAGTTTTGTATAAGAAAATAATATAGTTGATTATTTGTAAAATGTCATATTTTTTTTATTATATAATTATATGTTTATTTAGTAACTATTTATCATTGTGTATGCATTCATACATAAACGTTGAGAGATAATCAAATAAAAATATATTTCTATGTACTGAGGGTAGCTATACCCTTTTTAAAAGTGTTAATAAAATTACATTAACATATAATAAAATTACAATTATTTTTATTACTTTGTTGCAAACACAAAAGCTATGTTAGAGAAGATATTTGAATCTCATAATAAGTGGATAAACACCACATTAAAATTCGGATGCAACAGAGAAGAAGCTGAGGACATTGTTTCTCATATGTATCTTGTTATTGGTAAGATGCTTAAAAAGGGATTAGATATAACTTACGGAGATGAAGTAAACTATTATTACATCTATCTAACTTTACGCACTACCTTTTTACAAATGAAGAATAAGCAGAAGAAACAAAATAAGATATCATTAGATTTAGTATTAGATTTAGAATCTGGAGAGTATATAGATTTTTATGATGCAAATGATTCTGTTGAACAAGAGCTTAGTAAATTACACTGGTACGATAGAAAAGTATATAACTTAATACAAGATGAATACAGTATTACAGAACTATCAAAGAAAACAAATATTACATACCATTCATTGTACAATACATACAGAAAGGTGAAAGATAAATTAAAAGAAAAACTAAAAGAATGAAACTAGGAGATTTAATAGAACGAATAACATACTATACTGGTATCAAATGGCTATGGAAGAAACTATATCCAGATTGTAAGTGTAAAGAAAGACAAGAGCAATTAAATGACATTGAACTATGGTAGAAGATAAAATTATTTGGCAAGGTGTTAAACAAAGAATGACATCAACAATGTCAAATGAAGATTTTAAGATAATGTGTAAGCTACATTCAAAGTATTTTAACCATAAATATAGTGAGCCTTGCACTTGTAATAAAAGAAGATTAAGACAATGGATTGAAGAATTAAATGATAAATTAATATAATATGTACAAAAAGAAACTAATACAGAAGCTACAACAACTGGTTGATAAATTACCTCCTTGTATAAAAAGGGAACACGTTATGCAAGACTTAATAGATTTGAAATTAAGCAAGACGGATTATCACTTTATAACACTAAAAGACAAATATAAAGATGAAGAATAAATCAACAACACTACTTGGATTGATTACCTTTTTTTTAGTTGCATCCTTAATAGCATTATCAATTATACTAACAGTAATTGGATTACAAATATAAATTTTAACAAAACTTTAACATTTTTTATTATTTAAAAAGTATTATGATGTTGTATCTTTGAGTATAATTAAAAACAAACTAAAACAAATATTATGAAAGATTTATTAGAATTATTAGAAAACAACTTTGAAGATTTAGGAAATGGAGTTTGGGCAGAGTGGTTGAATGAAGACCAAAGAGATTCATCTAGTGCTAAAGGAATGTTAAATAAAATGGATTGGTTAGATGATGAGTGTAAGAGCTTACTAAATGACGACAGAGTTAAGTTAGTTGTAGATGATAGAGCATTAGTAGTAAATGTACTTTAATATGTAACAAACAACAAACCTCAAATAAATTTAAAGCCTAGCAATAAAATGTTAGGTTTTTTTTATTATATAATTAGTAAACTAATTTAAACTGATTATGGACGGAAGAACAAATAATAAAGGAACTAAAGGTAATAAAGGAGGTAGACCATCTAAAGCTGAAGAAGTTAAGATGATTGAAAGACTTACACCATTAGAGCCAAAAGCATTTAAAGCACTTGAAAAAGGAGTTGAAGAAGGTAATTTTAAATACGTTCAAATGTTTTATAACTATTATGCTGGTAAACCAAAAGAAACAAAAGATATATCAATTACATCAGAACAACCTTTATTTGATTTAGATTAGTGTTTCAAGTTACAACTGCAATAAAGAAACTTTACAAGTTACAGAAAAGAAAGAAAGTAATTCAAGGTGGTACATCAGCTGGTAAAACATTTGGTATATTACCTATACTTATTGATAGATGTATAAGAACACCTATGCTTGAAACAAGTGTAGTATCTGAATCTATACCACATTTGCGTAGAGGAGCAATGAAAGACTTTCTAAAAATTATGGTAGCAACCAATAGGTTTAGAGATAATCAATGGAATAGGTCTGCTTTAAAGTACACATTTACAAATGGTAGTTACATAGAGTTTTTTAGTGTTGAACAACCAGACAAGTTGCGTGGAGCAAGAAGAAGTGTATTGTATGTGAATGAAGCAAACAATGTACCTTTTGAAGCATACACACAATTAAGCATAAGAACATCTGGAGATATATGGATTGACTTTAATCCAACTGCAAACTTTTGGGCGCATAAAGAAGTTGTAGGCAACGATGATGCAGACTTTATTACATTGACATACAAAGACAATGAAGCATTACCAGAAACGATTGTAAAGGATATAGAGAGTGCAAAAGACAAAGCAAAGGATTCAGAGTATTGGAGCAATTGGTGGAAAGTATATGGACTTGGTCAAATAGGAAGTTTAGAAGGTGTATGTATTCCAGATTGGAAAGAGATAACACTACCAGCAGAAGCAAGGTTATTATGTTATGGTATGGACTTTGGTTATAGTGCAGACCCATCTACATTAGTAGCTTTATACAAATACAATGATGCTTATATCTTTGATGAGGTAATCTATCAAAAGAAATTACTTAATATAGACATCTCAAACTTATTAAAGCAAAACAACATACAAGAGATAATATATGCAGATAGTGCAGAGCCTAAATCTATTGCAGAGCTAAAGAGTTACAGACATAAAATACTGCCTTGTACTAAAGGTAAAGACTCTATTGTATATGGTATCAATCTAATCAATCAGAACAAAATCTTTGTAACAAGCAGAAGCAAGAACTTAATGAAAGAGTTGCAGTCTTATACTTGGATGAAAGATAGAGAGGGTAATACTATTAATAAACCAATTGATGCTTTTAACCATTGTATTGATGCAGCACGTTATGCAATATCTTCTCAACTAAAGAATCCAAATGCTGGTAAATACTTTATAAGATAGATGAATAATGAACAGATGATTGCATTTGTAGAGTGCTTTATACACCACAAAACTGGAAAGGAAGTAAGGATTGCAAAGCCAACAAAACCTAATCATTATTTACTACTAACAAAAGCCTATGAAAATTGTAAGGGTTTTTTTATAAAACATTAACAAAAAAGTATTATATAATTATGAATATAGAGATAAACGTACCAACATCATTAAATGAGATTACTTTAGGACAATATCAGAAGTTCTTAAAAGTAGCAGAAGAAAACCAAGAGGGTAGTTTCTTAAATGCAAAAATGATAGAAATCTTTTGTGGTATTCCTTTATCTGATAGTTATAAATTAAAGATGTCAAGTGTTGAAGCAATAGTTGATATCTTAACAGAGATGTTAAATGAAAAACCAACACACATTGACAAGTTTACACTAAATGGTACTCAGTATGGTTTTATACCAGACTTAGATGAAATGTCTTTAGGAGAGTATGTAGACTTAGATGGTAACGCATCTGATTGGCAAAAAATGCATATTGCAATGAACGTATTATACAGACCAATTGTAACAAGTAAGGTTGGTAAATATAACATAGAAGAATATACTGCTAGTGATTCAGATAAGATGAAAGCTATGCCATTGGGTGCAGCTATAGGTAGTCTTTTTTTTTTCTACAATTTAGGGATAGAGTTATCGAAGCATACGATTCTCTCTTCCAATCTGGAGGAGGTGGAGGAGTTTCAAGAGCAGCTAACTTCGGAAACAAATGGGGTTGGTATCAATCAATTTATGGTCTCGCTAACGGAGATATTACAAGATTTGAAGATATCACTAAACTAAATATACATCAATGCTTTACAATGTTATCATTTATGAAAGAGAAAGCAGAGTTGGAATCACAACAAATAAAAAGTAAGTTTTAATGAAAGGGTTTTATCAAGTAACAGACACAATAAAGAATCAGCTCTTAGCAGACGTAAATGTTAATACAGTAACAACTGGAGACATTACTAAAATTGATTTATCTAAGCAGACTATGTTTCCTTTATCACACATCATTGTAAATAATGTAAACAACGAGGATAATGTTTTACGTTTCAGTATGTCTGTTTTGTCTATGGATATTGTAGACGTTTCAAAAGAAGCAGTAGTAGATATTTTTGTAGGTAACGATAATGAGCAAGATATACTTAACACACAATTAGCAGTACTTAATAAACTAGCACAAGTTTTAAGGGGAGGCACACTACACCAAGACTTATATCAGTTAGATGGTAATCCAAGTTTAGAACCTTTCTATGATAGGTTTGAGAATGAGATGGCTGGTTGGGCAATGACTTTTGATGTGCTTGTAAATAATGATATCAATATATGTTAAAGAACGTACAACAAGAGCTGAACAGATTTGCTAAGTATGTGATTCAACAATCAAGAACGAATCTAACAAAGGGCAAAAAGAATAGTTCTAAGGCACTTTATAATAGTTTAGACTATGACTTAAACGTAAGTCCAAATAGTTTCTCTATGAGCTTTCTAATGGAAGATTATGGTATATTTCAAGACAAGGGTGTAAGTGGTATAAAGAAGAAATACAATACACCTTATGCTTATACAAACAAAATGCCACCTCCAAGTAAGATGGATAAATGGATTGTAAGAAAAGGGTTAAAAGGAGTAAGAGGTAAGGATGGTAAATTCATATCAAGAAAGTCTTTACAATTTATGATTGCAAGAAGTATTTACAACAAAGGAATCAAACCAAGTTTATTCTTTACTAAGCCATTTCAAAAAGCATTTAAGAATTTAGACAAAGACATAATAGAAGCATATAAATTAGATGTTGAAGAACTACTAAAATTTACAACGAATGGCAATAATTAATACAAGAAGTCCTCACTTTTTATCTGTATCAAATGCTAACCTAGCAACTGCTACTTTAGATATAGAGATTTACACTGGAGATAAAACAACTGGATATAGTGGCACACCACAATATAATTTAAGCAAACAGATAATACTAAACACAACTAAAATATCTTTTGAAATATCTGAGCTTATAAGAGACTATTTAGATATAACTTTTGATGGAGATTATGATGGTCCTGCTGAAAACTTTTGTAAATGGGTAAGAACAATACTTACTGCAAAAGATGGTAATGGTGTACAACTATCACAAACAATAAGCACAGATTTAGCCTTTAATAGTTATGGATATTTTGAAGAAGGTGCAAACTATTCTTTTGAATATGAAGGCTTTTTAATGAGCAACAACGAAATGATTATAAAGTCTGGAGATGAAATAAAGATACCAATACAAACAGATAGGACTGTAACTGCTAAAATTTTTGATTCTGATAATGGTCTTTTAGATTCTGAAACGTTTACTTTATCAGACCAGTCACAAGATAAAATAGTTTACACAACTTTTGATGATAACCAAGCAGTAAAGGCAACTATTCAATATACTGGTGATTCTGGTTCTGAAACATCAACTATAAAAATATCACAATTAAGTGAGTGTAAATTCACACCATACAAGACAACATTTATAAACAAGTTTGGAGTGTTACAAGATTTGTATTTCTTTAAAAAGTCAGTTGAGAAAATGACTACTAAAAGAGAAAGCTACAAAGCAAATACATTATTATTAAACAACACTTACGATACATACAATCATACAAAAAGAGATTTTAACATAGTTGCAAACGAATCAGTTTCTTTAAGTAGTGGTTTTGTAAATGAATCTTACAACGAGGTGTTTAAGCAGATGATGTTATCAGAGAAGGTATGGATTACAAACTCAAGCAATCAAGTATATCCAATTAATATAAAGACAAGCAACATCACATACAAGACAAGTGTAAATGATAGGTTAGTAGAATATACAATAGAGTTTGAAAATTCTTACAATGTTTTAAATGACATAAGATAAATGCAGAAAATACAACTTTACATAGAAGGTCAGAGAGTAGATTTATTTGATGATGAAAGTGTTGTACTAACACAAACAATACAGAACGTAAAAGACGTTCAAAAAGTGTTTACAGACTATTCAAAGACATTCACATTACCAGCAACAAAAGAGAATAATAAAATATTTAAACACTATTATAACAATAGTATTACAAATGGTTTCGATGGTAGAAGTAGAGTTAGTGCAACCTTAGAATTAAATCACTTAAAATTTAAGAAAGGTAAAATAAAACTTGAAGGTGTTGATTTAAAAAACAATGTACCATCTTCATACAAGGTTAGGTTTACTGGTAATACAGTTACGTTAAAAGATTTACTTGGAGAAGATAAACTTGGTGCTTTAACAGACTTAAATTCAAACACACTTGTTTACAATGCTGCTAATGTAAAAACAAAACTAAAAGCAAATCCAGCAACAAGTGATATTATAGCACCCTTAATAACACATACTCAAAGATTAGTTTATAACTCTCATTCATCTGCAAATGAATCTGGTAATGTTTATTATGAAAGTGGAGGTGGTGCTAATTTACACGGAGTATCTTGGGATGATTTAAAGTTTGCAATAAGAATTGATACTATCATTCAAGCAATAGAAACAAACTATAATATTTCTTTTAGTGATGATTTCTTTACAAGTACAAATACACCTTACTACAATTTATTTATGTGGTTGCATAGAAAGAAAGGGTATGTAGAATCTCCAACTGCAACAGAAGTAGAATCTTTGGTTAATACTTGGACAACAACAACTCCTAGTTTAAGCATTACATTGATGTCAAATGCATCAACTTTATATGTTGGTGGTACTCCAGACAGATATACTAAATTAGATTTAAAACTAAGAACAACAAGTGGTTTTTCTTATAGTGTTTCTGTACAATTAAACGGAACACAGATTTACAATAGTGGAAGTGTGACTGGAGATTTAGATATAACAAAAGATGATTTAGGTACATCACAAGGAAGTTATAATGTTATCATACAATCATCTCAGAATATCACATTCTCAGAAGTTACTTGGGATATTGGATATAGACTTTTAGCTGGTTTAGAAGTGTTTAATACTTATACATCTGCTGCATTTTCTCACACAAATGCTTTTGATTTTATTATCACACAACAGATACCAGACTTGAAAATAATAGACTTTCTAACTGGTGTTTTTAAAATGTTTAATCTAACATCTTATATTGATAATGATACAGATGAAGTAATTGTAAAGACTTTAGATAGCTATTATGCTGGTGGTGTTTCTTATGATGTAACAGAGTTTGTTGATAGAGATAAAAGCTCTGTTAATGTTGCTTTACCATTTAAAGAAATAACGTTTGAACACGGAGATACAAAAACATTTTTATCTGCTAAACATTCACAACTATTCAATAAGACTTGGGCAAAGACAGAATACACAAGTGGAGAAAATTTAGATGGTAAAATATACAAGGTTAAAACACCATTCTCACAATTAAAATATGAAAGGTTAATAGATACAAATACAGATACATTAACATCAATTCAATATGGGTTTTTTGTAGATGACAATCAAGCTCCTTACTATGGTAAGCCCTTATTGTTTTATCCAATTTTAAATAGTGGTAATAGCATATCTTTTTTAGATACTACAAGTAGCCATTCAGAATTAACACTATATAATGTACCCTCAAATAGTGTTGCATTATCATCATCAACAAGCAAGTATAACATCAATTTCAATAATGAGATAAACGAATATACTGCTGACAATACATTTACAGATACTTTATTTAACGCATACCATAGCGATTACATTTCTGATGTGTTTGACGTAACAAACAGACTAACAAAAGTAACTGCATATCTACCTTTAAGAATCTTACTTAATTATACACTAGCAGACAGATTCAATATTAGTGGTACTACTTATAAGATTAATAGCATTAAGACAAATATGCTTACTGGTAAATCTGATTTAGAGTTGTTAAACGATATCTATACACCACCAGCACCAGCAATACCACCAGATACAACACCTCCAACTGCACCAGTAATTGGTACACCAATTATTGGAACAAGTACAGTTAATTTCTGTTGGGCAGCATCAAGTGATGGTAGTGGAGTGGGTGTAAAAAGTTACTCTGTTTATCAAGATGGTGTACTTATACAAAGAGTATCAGCAACACCATTACAAGAATTTTATTGCGTAACAATAACTGGTTTAACAAGTGGAACAACTTACGCATTTGGAGTATCTGCAACAGACTTTAATAACAATGTATCAACAACAACAACAATAAATGTAACAACGTCATAATGATAAAAGAAATATTAGAGTTGCTAAGAGATACAGATTGTAAATCTGAGATAGTACAAATAGCAAAAGGAAAGAACAAGTTTCCAGATAGTTTTAAAGAAGTATTTAAAAGACAAAAACAAGAATTAAAATGGCAAAAAAAATAGTAGTAGACTTAGAAGTAAATTCTAATAAAGGTGTTAAGGAAGTAGAGAAGTTAAACAAAGAATTAAATAACACTAATAAAGAATTAAGTGGAGCAACGAGTACTTTAGATAGCTTTACTGGTGGAGCAGTTACTAAAATAAAAGGTTTTAAAGGAGCTGTTGGTAATCTAGCAAAGGGGTTTAAGTCTTTAAGAGTTGCAATTATAGCTACTGGAATAGGTGCTTTATTAGTAGGTATTTTAGCAGTAAAAACTGCTTTTACAAGTTCAGAGGAAGGTCAAAATAAGTTTGCAAAACTAATGGGTGTTATTGGTTCAATAACTGGTAATCTCATAGACTTATTGGCAAAATTAGGCGAAGGAATAATTTCTGTATTTGAAAATCCAAAACAAGCTATAATAGATTTGAAAGATGCTATTGTAAAAAACATCACAAACAGAATAACAAGTTTAATAGAAACTTTTGGTTTTTTAGGAAGTGCTATTAAAAAAGTATTTTCAAGAGATTTTAGTGGTGCTATAGAGGATGCTAAAAAAGCTGGTAGTTCTTATGTTGATTCTTTAACTGGTGTAAAAAATAGTATTGATAAAGTTACAGAAGCTACTAAAGGCTTTGTAAAAGAATTAAAAGAAGAAGCAAAAATTGCTGGACAAATAGCAGACCAAAGAGCAAAAGCAGACAAGATTGATAGAAAGTTAATAGTAGAAAGAGCAGAAGCAAATAAAAAAATAGCAGATTTACGTTTTAAATCAGAACAAAGGGATAAGTTTTCAGCTTCTGAAAGAGTTGCTTTTTTAAAAGAGGCTTCTGTAATCTCTGAAGAAATTTCAGCTAAAGA